AGTCAGATCAATCTCTGATACGTTTACTCCTGGTGATAATTGAAATGCCATTGGATTTCTCCTTTTATTGTTGGGTCAATTTTCTTTTTATTGTCTATTTAGTTTTTTACAAACTTGATGATAAATAGCCAGCTGGAGGCTCCCACATGTCTCCATCTTCCACCTCTACTTCTCGGCGCAGTCCATCCTCAATAAAACCAAACGGAAGAACACTTTCCTCACCCAACAACTGCTGTTCTTCTAACAAAATCTTGCGGATATCAATTCGTGTTTCATCTTTGAAGAAAGTCTGTGCTGTCAGCCAAGCATAAAGCACCAGACCCATAACGATATCATCATTGTTGCCTTCTTCTGCCATGAAAGTATCTTTTTTACGCACAAAAGTGTTCAGTTCTGCAATAGTATCAAAGTCATTGACGATCAACTTATCACTTTCAATTAGAGTTTTTAGGTTAGCACAACCAATTTTCTTGACCGATTTGGTTGTTTTGATACCAAATCCAACAGAGCGTTTGAAGCCGGCAGAAATACTTTGACCTTTGATATGATGATGTTCCAGCTTGTAAACGTGTTCATATTCCAGATCATAATGTAGAATATCTACTACTTGCTGACCGACATTGTTAGTTTCAATCAACACATACGCTTCATTGTAACGGTTGACCAGTGAATAGATTATTGTAGGTAAAAAATATAATGGCAACTTATTGTTTCGGTATCTGGCTACTTGTCTGTATGGTGCTTCGGTAGCGTCAATCATATTGATGGTATGATAGTCTAGTCCAACACCTTCCGAGCAGTCTACAGTAGCAATATAGATACGTCCTGGGCGTGGATCTTCGTAGATAAAGAGATTTCCATCATCTTCAATTCGCATCGGATCACGAAATGCCATTGATCGTAATTTGGCACCAGAGATGAGTGTTGCTGAAGAACCAATGAATTCAGTCTCAAACTCTTGACGAAACTGTTCTTCAGAAGTGTTTCGTATTGTTTCTTCTTTCCACTTTTCATCACGACCTGGCACCATTGACCAGTGAACTTCAAGTGTTTTATAAAGAGAACGTCCCTCTAATGCATCCATCCACATTTTGTAGAATAGATTTAGACCGTTCGGTGTAGAAACAATAATTACTTTTGATGTTTTACCAGATGAAATAACAGGATACGTTGACGTAAAGAAGTCAACTGCCATGTTATGTGGTACGAATGCGAACTCATCAAGAAAGATTAGATTGTACGTACCACCTCGAACACCCGCTGCTGACGTAGCGTAAGCATAAATCTTTGAACCGTTTTCCAGTTCTAAAGAACGTTTGTTCCAGTTGACAATCCCTTGCTGCAACCAGTGTGGAAGATATTCGTATGCTTTCTGTATCTTAGCCAGAATGTCTTGTGCCAATTGAAGTTTGTTAGCCAAAATACCAATAACAAACTCTTCGTTGAACAAAGCAGACCATAACATGTAGCCGACAGTTGTAGTTGTTTTACCAACCTGTCGTGGCATTTTTGCGATACAGAATCTATTCTCATGAAACGTCTTGACCATTTCTTTTTGAAAGTCCCACATATCAAATGGGACAAGACCACGGTCAACGTTGACAATTTTTACGTAGTTGGCAATAAAGTATACCGGATCTTCGGCACACTTTGCAAACTCTTTTACTTGTTCTTCTGTTAGGGATAATTCAACACCGACTTTCTTCAGTCGTGCATTACCAAGATACCCGTCATCCATAATTTATCGTGTGAAACTCTTTAGCATCCAGCCATGCTTTTGATGTGCGTCAAGAATGTCTTGTAAGAAGTTACCGACGGCAGGCTCATCTGCTGCATCTGCAAGTGCGATACCTGCACGTAGTTCCACGATGTACTTGTCGTTGTCTTGTGCAAGTTCTGACATCATGATAAGCGGTGAAGGTATAGCAACTAAGTCTTGCACTTTGGATAGTTCCATCATTCGTGCAAGTGTTGTTGGTGCATATGAACCTAATGCACGAATGTGCTCTGCGATTGGGTCAGTTTGATCAAATATCCCTTCGTAGAAAGTACCAAGAAATGCATGATACTCAGAGAAATTAGGACCTTCTACATTCCAGTGAAAGGTATGTGCTTTGAAATACAAACCGAAGTTTGTACCCAAAATAATTTTCATTTGTTCGATTAGTTGTTCCATAGTCTTATTTATTTGATTTAATCATCTTCAATAATTCAGTAGTGGAGCCAACAAAGACTGCTTTATCTATGTTGACTCCTTTTGCGGATTCAGATTGGGGTGCAAGTTCTTTTTTTCTCTTCTGAAGTTCCAACAAATCTTTGTTCATCTCAGCCAGATTCTTCATCATTGTGGCTAAGACTTCATATGCACGTGGTGATTCTGATTGATTGGCAACAGATGCCAAGTCAGTCAATGCTTTGTTACCATTACTGATTAGCTCACGCATGTTGTTGCGGGCAAACTCAGCATCAGCGTCAACTTGATTTACAGCATCATCAATTACAACAGGTAATGATTCTATCGGTTTTTCTTCAATGGGTTCAACATCAAATATTTCAGATAGATTTTGATTTAGTTTTTTCATGATAATGTATCAGGCCATTCTGTAATTGTTTCAATGTAACCAAAGTTAGTATTTGGTAGTGAAGATGTTGGATCTGGTTCTGTAATCACAGCAGCAGCATTGACTGAATTGATGTCAAGTGTTGCTACGTTATATGACGCACCAGAATAATCACCAACAAGTGTATAGTTTCTTTCAATGTATTTGTTGCCACCAGTAATAACAAGTGTGCCCGTGGCAGTGTTGCTAAAGTATTCTACTGTACCAATAAATCCATTTGCGGTGTCACGAATCGTTTCGCCTGTAGTAAACACATTATTGCCATTTGCAAAGTCAACATAAACTTTTTGTAGTTCTTTGGATGTAAGATCAATGTTGATATTTGTGTTTGCAGCATTGATAAGTTTGCCTGACTTGACAGGTGGCCAGATGAAACTCTTTGCAGTAAATGTCAAGTCCCATACAATAATTCTTGTCGTGCCATCTGACATACCGCCTTCATACTCAACTGTAGATGCAACAGAATTGAGTATAATAGGCACTGTGTACTTTTGCTTCATTGCAGGAATAAAATCTACCACTACACTGAAATCTGGTGTGAAGAATGGTAGAATCTGTTCTAATATCTGTGTGCCATCTTCCGTATTACGCACATAGATTGACAGACTAAACTCAAAATTATATGGTACAGGAAGAAACTGTGTTGCAACGCCAGTATTTGTTGCTGATGCAAAGTTTTGTAGAGTAGAAATTTGTTTACGACTCATATCATATTCAAGACTGTCAAGATTGAATGACATTCTTGGTATAACAGAGTTGACCGACTTGATAAGATTTGGGTCAGATGTAATCTGTGTCAGATATCTTTCTTTTGGTCCGTATGATAACGGTACTTTGAGTTTTTCTTTTGGCTGTCCTGCTTGAGTATAACGAACGATTTCCAAATCATTGAACATCGTGCCAAACACGACGACCATCTTACGAATGGTGCGGTGATAAAATTGTGCATTACCTAACATTACGGTTCTCCAAACGGATTGACTTCCGTAAAGTCGATAATATTATCACTTGCCGCTTCGATACGTGCATTGTCAATGATATCTTCAAATGCATTGTTCTGTGTTGGTGCATCAGATGCAAGTATCACTGTCCACTGTGCCGAACTTGTGTTGCCTTTTACATTTGCTGAGGTTGTAAAATCACCTTGCATACGATAAACATCAATATATGCATTTGGTTGGAAGTCATACACAAGTGCTTGTGCTGTTGCAGTAGATAATGATGAACCTTGATATACAATCTCATCATTCAGAAACTTACCTGAACCTGAGCCTAATGAAATACGAACTTTAGAATAGTAATTACGAATGTTGTTATCAATATCATCAATACCAGTTTCAATAATCTCGTTAGAGAAATAAAACTGTTTCATCTTCAACGCAAATACGTATACATTACCACCACGACCACGACCTAATGTATAAAACATTGCCTGATCATTCTCTGATTCTACACTGGTAATCTCAAAGAAACTTGTAGTCATTGGTATATAAATCAAATCACCTTCACGTGGTCGTGTGTAACCGTTGACTGTATATTTGAATCTTAGTCTTGAGACAAGCATCGTAACTTCATCACGAATCTCTAAACCAAATTTAGATATAAAGTCTTGTTCACCATCAAAACCAGTGACGTTTTCAAGATACATTTCAATAGCATGTGCAGAACGATACTCTTTGAGCACATCTTCACCAAACAGATAGTCTACTTGATCACGTGTTGTGCGTGGCAAATAATAGACATCAAGCCCATAGATTTGCAAGGCTTCAATGACAAGGTTTTCAACAAGCAATTGCTCCGGTGTAATCGGAGCATCAGCAAGTCTGCTTGGAAAATTGTTGAAGTAAAAGTTTGTAGACATTAGCCAGTAAAGATTTCCGATGGCAGTGAACCCATCATGTAAATCTGCTCTTCCATATCTTTGATTTCTTCGGTTGCTTCATCATAAATCTTTTGACCATTCAGTGTGACACCACCGGGCATTTGAATACCCTCAAACTTTTTGAGATTGTTGCCCCACTGCTGTTTGATTTTTGCAGTTGCAAGTTGTTTCAGAAAACGGTCGTTCCACACATCAGTCGTGCCTTCAATTTGAATTGCCGAATTGTTGTGCGTCAATGTTGGTGGCCCAATCAGTGTCAGACTTGTTGGCGATTCAATGTTACCAACTTGTTTTGATTCTGTGCCAATGGTAATAAAATCAAATGGTACAATCTCTTGGTCAAACTTTGTACCGTAACCTGTAATTGTATTTGATGATGGTGAGCCTGATACTGTGCCAGTCAGTTTGACTGTTTCTGGACGAATTGTACGATAGCACTCAACGACAATCCATTCGCCTGGTTCAACATCTCTTGTCCAATCAATGTCTAAAAATACTTTGTTCTGATGACGATTGAAACGAAACTGTGGTGTACCAGAGAACAACAGATTCAATGTACGTAAATGTTGCATCGTAATTTCATATGACACATATGATACTGATGTGAAGTCATACAAATCATGCAAACGCAACTGATAACGCAAGTCAAACATATTGATTGATGCGTTAGATTGATCAAATGAAAAAATGCCTGTGACAAATTGCACCGCATCTGGACAGTAAATCCATTGACGATCAATATCTGCTTGTGTGATTTGATGTTTCATGAACAGTTTTTCTGTTCCATCATAGTGATAATCACGCCAGAAATTGAGTGCATCATCAATGCGATCATCTACTTGATCATCATCAACATTGATTTCAATTACTGGCCAGCCAAGTCGGCGTAAGCAGTAGTCTTTGAATTGCTGTCTTGTGTTTATAGTTGCCATAGTTGTTTATTTATTTTACGTCCATCTGAGTATAACAATACCCGAACCACCAGCACCTCCAGTTTGGCCTGAATTAGATGGTCCACCACCACCAGCACCACCTCCACCACCCGTCGCAGTATTTGCATTTCGCCCAGGACCATTTTGTGCACCACCAGTTCCTCCACCACCAGCACCACCAGCGCCGCCTGAACCACCATCTCTTGCGCCACCGCCACCACCGCCAGCGTAATTAATAGCACTACCTGATATAGCATTTTCTAATCCTACACCACCAGGACTTCCGTTTGGCGAAAATGGTGCATGACCAACAGCAGCACCACCAGCACCACCACCTCCACCAGAATTTCTCGTTCCACCAACAGCACCATCACCCGCATTTCCCTGTCCAGGTGTTCCTGCTCCAGCATTTCCTGTAT